GTGTATGTCCACATTGGTTGAGCAGTCGTTCCGGTCATATAGTATTGCATACTATTGATCGTCAACAGGCGGGGATGTCGTAACGACTTACCAGGTGATAGGGAGAAGCCCAGCTGTTCAATTCGAACGAGCCAAAGCTCATGAAAACGAGCATTTGTTCGGAAAAGAATGTCATCACCGTTAACCAAAACGGGGAGCTGATGGAAACAAATCGGCTTTCTCCTGGCACACAGGTCCGGGTATCTTTGCTTGAAGTCCTTGAGATAATCTTCGAGGGCGAGCCAATAAGCAACAAGGTTCGCTACACAGAGAACGGGAAATGAAAGGGTGCTACCCATGAGCTGGCCACAAGTTTGGTCAAAACTCTCAGGGGATTGTCTGGTCTTTAGCTTTGGATAGTTAATGACCTGCTCATATAGCACGTTCCTCGCAACATCTTTCATACTCTGTCGAAGGTGATCAACCTCACCAGAGGGATCCACTTCAGGGACTCGGGACAGAACGGTCTCGAAAATCGCTTTGGTAACATTCAAATTCAAGTTATCAGTAGCAGCTGAGTAATCTCCGCTATTCCACTCTGACTTATGATCAGGATCACTTTCGATCAACTGAGTCATCCAATGAGTAGATAGCCAAGTGAGGTGCTCTTCCACCAAGGGTGTACCAATCAGTGCACACTGCCGAGTCTTCTTAAGATGTCCATGCATGGACTTCTGAAAGGGCATTGAGGCAGCATACGGAGCAGCTGCTCCCTTACTGATTAGCCGTACCTTGAGGGGCTCCAGAACAGGAGCTACCATAACGTTCGAATGGCCTTCAATTTCAGCCAGGTCGAGCAGAGTCCGGTATGGTATCGCTTTTTCAACCGTCTGTAGCTTGCTGCTACAGGGAAAGCCATCCCGATCATAGGAAAGACAAACTTCAATGCTTTTGTCACCCTGATTGAGATACTCCGAAATACGGGAGCGATATTCAACTTCATACTGGAGGCCCTTTTTGGACCACACAAAATCGTCATGTTGAAGGAAGTCCAACATGATGTTCACAAGTTTAAGGGGGAAAAGTTCGAGTAATGTGAGGCGACCGCCTCTTACAGGATTTTCACCTTGGCTCTTGGCTATATACTTACCAGTGTTCATTGAAAGAACGCCTGGACGGTAAAAAGCTAGACCAGCCTTAACTGCTTGGTTGGCACCGCCTTTTGAGCGACCGGCTTCCCAGGAGGCATTATGACTAACCTCCCAGGTAACCTCCTCAGGGACGGGTACCTCAAGCCCCTTCCAAATAAGGGCGGATTTCTCTTTCAGAGAATTCAACAAGGACGGATCGAGTTCTGGAGTAGGCTTACTCAGGGCCTTCTTATGCTTAAGAAAGGCCGCAGAAACATCTTCGTCATCCATACAGTCACAGCCACGCTTTGTCTGTAGCCAACTGTAAAAGAATCTCTGACAGAGAACATTACGGTTTTGCATCAATCTGCATTTGAACCACCGGCCGAGGGCTCCACCAAAAAGGAGGATCTTCGGTTGGTTGATAAATTGTGGAGGCTGATCGGGAAGCTCTGCTGGTGAGGCAGAATCTCGACGGAAAAACCTCGCATGGGGCGCAACACTGTAGTACTTCAAGTATTGAACGATGTACTCAGCCGGCCATGCGGACGACTTCTTGACTGCTGCCAAGAAACCGCCCAAAAAATCAAAATTGGCGGTATCACCGATGTAATTCTGCATTAGAATTGCAACGGCGCGGAACCAGTGGACTCTATGTTTGAGACCACGGAAGTCAACAAGTGACAACTCATCAACACGGTCCCTAAAGAAGGAATCTAGTATTTCAAGCTGAATAGCCTGATCCAGATTCATTGACTTCTTTAGGTCGCGGACAAGAAACCTCTTGTTTGGGCTACCTTTTTCATTTTCCTTTAAACGAAGGGATACGGTAGCGAGACCACAGATTAAAGTATCGAGGGTATTTACCAAAATACTCAATCTCGGGAAGTTGGCAACAACGCAAGTTGGAGTCG